CCCGGGCGGGCCAGTTAAGCTGAAGCATCCGTGCGCAATCAGCGTGTCATCTTAAAGATGTATCGAGGGATTCGAACCCTCGCACCCAGTGGACAGCAACGGTCAGTCGAGTAATTGCAGTGGCTTGCGCTATAGTGAGTGGACTGGATCGGACAGTGAAGGGCTGAGAGTTGCCCCAATTTTGCCCCAGATCAAATGAAAATTACTTGTTGACAAGGCGTGGGCTCATGTCTTCTGCCCAGTCTCTAAATTCTTCTTGGTTGAAATACTGTGCGTAGATCATAATTTATTCCTATATTTACGGCCAAACAAAGTTATCAAATCCAACAGTTACATCTACGCGTTGAGTTCTATCTATACTAACCGCTTCCGATGAATGCATAGTGGTGAGAATTATAGACGCCGTAGCGTTAGTTGAGGCGTTACACAGAGGAATAACATAAGTTCCCCCGCCAATAGTTGAGCCTGTTGAAGCTAGGGTTATAACTGGAGCAACTTTATAGCCTGGAAATCTAAAAACAAACGCACTGCTCTGAAAGCCAGATGCGGGAACAGTTAAATTCTCAAAGCCAGAAACTTTTTGTAGTGTTACTAATGATCCTGTATTAACAAAATTACCACTGTCAATAAACCATTGTACGATAAAATTATAATCAACTATGATGTTATCAATTATAAGTTTTTTACATTTAACAGGGGCAACAGGGTGACTTAAAGGGTTTGAAATAGAAGTATTTATAAATCTAGTAAGAGAAGATTGATCTCCAGAAATTCTAATGTTTGTAATTGATGCAGAAACATTTGATAGATTTCCGTTGGCACTATTTGAAATAGAGCCTATTCTGTCGGATGTGTTTGTTGGCGGGATCATCACAGAGATGTCATCTAAAACATAGAGCACGTCCTCCGCTACTTTAGCCAGCACAGTAGAGCTGTTGGGGGCAAACGCTGGGAAAAGAGAGTTTGAAGGCATGTTCATATTTATTCTTTTAAAAGCAATAGTTCCGCCTGCCACTTCTACCCACATAAGGCCAGGCTGCCCATATCCTGACGGCGTTGATACAGTACCCCCAATAACTCCGCAATTCTTGCCACCGATTCCAGTGCCGTTGCTTATGTTACAGTCAATGTAATAAACGTTTTCAGCGTTTCCGTGAATGTCTGCACCGTGAGAGTCTGTTGATGAAATAGCTGCGTTTCTAATATTAATGTTACGACAAGGAACAGCGCCTGCTCCAGCATACCCGCCAGTTGCCACTCCGTGGCGTGTGCCAAATGCGCTCTCAGGAATGATCTCTAGACCCTGTGAATTAGCAATTGATATTCCGTAATTTGTGCCGGTTGCTGGTTCATTGTGAAAGTAATTACCGCCTACAATTCTTCCGCCGTAGCATCTGCGAATACCAAGTGCTCTATTGGTTCCACCTTTAACGTCTATTGATTCAAGATAAAAATCGCGCACTAAATCAAGCTCTACTAAATTATCAGAGGCTTGACCAATAAAATTAATCCCTTTCATTTTTACTTTTACAGGCGTTACCTTATGAAATTCAATACTCCCGGCTGATAGGTATGTTGAGATTAATCCAGTCTCAAACGTAACATCATTGCCAGATACAGATAGTACGGTCAGAAACTCACCATCTTGATAAACGGAACGATGTAAAGAAAAACTAAAGTCAACTGCGTTCTGTATAATAATCTCATCACCAGATGAGAACTGATTGCCGTCAGAAACACTAATGGTTAAATTTGCTTTTTCTGCATTAGATGAAAGCGTAGCCGTTAGGGTTTCTATTGACCCCGTAATATTAAAATCTCCAGCCGTCATGTTAACCGTTATTTCTGGGCAAGAAAAAACAACATCCTTGTTAAACGTAACTGTTGAGTTACAACGCGAAGTCCCGCCGGGTGTAGTGCTGCCAATAATTGAACCGGCAGGCATGCTAGTAGCCAAAGCATTCCACGCGGCAGAATCGTCAGAGCCGTTGAATAATGCGCCAAACATTTCGGCAGTTAAAAGGCCCGTATCTCTGCGCTTTGCTACCTTAGTTGTGCCTGTTGCGTTGTCTGCAAGACCTACATAAATGCCGTTTAAAGTATCCGCTGCCAGCTCAATAGAAAAATCCCCAGCTACCACGTCAAACACGCCAGACCGCCCACCAGCGTTAAGGCTAAACACATATCCAACCGGCGCAGAGTAGGCTTCCATGGCGCCGATGCTTGTTACGCGGATGACGCGATCCAATACTGCAGCTTCAACAGTAGGCCCGCCCTCCATTGATACAAGATCCGCGCCAGAGCCTGGTGCGTCGCTTGCAAGCTCTTGCCTCAACACCGCGTCACCAACATTAACGAACGCGCCGCCCTCGGGCATCCCTGCGCCGGTTGTTGTGTATGGCAGAGTTGCGCTCGCTGCGGCCCGCCAGAACTCCCCAGCTTCTCTGATAATCTGATTATACGCAGTAACCTCGATTGCCGAGGAATAATCGCCAAGAAACTGGTATCCACTAGAAGCCAAGAATTCATCAAAGTCTTGCTCCATGCCGGCCCGGCTTTTGCGAGAAACGCCCAGTCGATCCTGGTAAGCAGGCGCGGTGCCATTCTCAAAGTTATCCATATTCTGAGCGTTGTCAAAAAGATCACGCGGGTCAGTAGAGCCAATCGGGTTGCCAGTGTTGTACGTGGTCATGCTTTATCTCCGGGCATTAAAAAACCCGCACTAGGCGGGTCTGTTTTAAGAGTAGAGTTTAGGCTGGCGAGTTATCGTCATCAGAATAAACGCGGGAATCGTAGTTTGTCGCTGATACCGATACCGATAGCGGGCCACCGGGGCTGATTTCAGTGATTAGCGCAGGAAAGCTCCAGCGCTCGGTTGTGCCAAAGTAAACGTGTGTCGGCTCTCGGTCTGCGGGCAGCACGGCGGGCCATGGCTGCGGTATCGTAACCAACAGTGTGTAGTCGTCCGGGCCTTGGGTGCAGGAAAATGGCCCCACTGTTTCGCCATTTTCAGCGCGGTAGGCGACAACGTGAGTTTTGCCCGGCTCAAATTCCAGCGGCTCGGACACGGTGATTCGGTCTGCGCTGATCGCTTCCAGAATGGCAACCTTGCCATACCCCGGCACATCGTCTAGCAGCGGCACGTATGACAGGTATTCGCTGTTCAGGGCATCCAGTTCGGTCTCAAAGCTGTACGTCCAGCGGCGGTACTTCTGCGCACGGCGGCGGCGCATTCCGATACGCCAAGCTCGGGTGCGGTCGGTCACGCCGTTGATCTTAATTTTGTCGAGCTTAATGCCCTGGTCACCGGGCAGAAGACACTTCACGGTTTCGGTGGTCCAGGTTTCATAGTTGGTGTATTCAACCTCTACGCCGTCTGCCTCGTCCACTTGCCGCGCTTCAAAGGCACGCTGCAGAGGCTTTGTCATGTTCTCGGGGCTGTAACCATCCTCAAAGCGTGTCCGTATTTGATCGCGCACCGGTTTTATCACGCCGGTTTCCAGTGTCATTTCTGCAAAGCCTGTGCGCAGAATGGTGTCGATCGCGTCTTTGGCCGTGCCGCTGTTGATGACGTAATCGAAAGTATCGCCACGAGGTTCCCAGATGTCTTGCAGGCGCTGGAATTCTGCCAGATCAAGCTCGGCATCGGTGTAGCCAAGCGACTTTGCAACGTAGCAGGCGGCGGCTGAAATGCTGCGCGTTACCGCAGCTGCCGTGAATTCTTCACCGCTAATAGTGGGCAGCTTGCGCAAAGGCAAAAGATTGATCTTATTGTTCGCGCCGCTGCCTATCTCGTCAGATCCGGTGATGGTGACGGCCATGGTTGTGACGCCAGGGTAACTGGTCACGGTCGGCAGGCGGGCGCGCATCGCGGTAAATTCCAGGCGGTCCAGACTAGTAACTGCCACGTCTTCGGCACCGATCCGTGCTACCCGTACCTCGGGGCGCATGGCGTAAGGAAGATTGATGGTAAACGTCCAGCCCAACTGGTCCCGCGTGGCGCCGCTGGCAACCTCGCTCTGAGATATCCAGATTGCATCGCCAAACTCCCGCCACTCAATCAGCACTGTGCGACTGCGGGGATCAATGTCCTCGCCATCAATCAGGCCCATACCTGCAGAAGCGAAAATGTCCAACTCCACAGTGCTGGTGATTTCGCCGGAAGGACAGGCGGCAAATGGGCCGGCACGATTCCCCACGGTGCCGGATGCCTGCCATACAATTGCGAGGCTTAAACTCCCCTGCGGTAGTTGGCCGGCCCAATCTGGATCTGTCACTCCGCCAGAAAGAACGCGGCGAACGGTTACTGCGGTATCGGGCCCAGGCTCTGCAGGTGGCACTGGTGCGCCAGACTTTGATGACATCTCGTAAGCGGTGCCGGCTTTGTCGATGCTGATAAACTTTGCGCCGGCAGTCAGTCCGGTAACCGGATCGCCTCCAGTGGTTTCAAGTTCAATCTGTGTTTTGCCGGCATTGATAGCGCTAATCACATAAGCGCCGTTTGCGCCAAAGTCAGATTCTGCGTTGACAGTCATCCCGGCAGCCAGATGACCAAAGCTTCCGGTGATCGTATCAGCAGGGCTTGCGGTGGCAACAGTGACGCTTTGGGTCATCTTGATTGAGCCCAGAAGGCCAATCGTCCAGGTTACCGGCGCACTGATTCCGGATAGCTGGTTGCCGGAGGCTGTGCCGCTGCCAGTGTAAGTACGCTGCGAATACGTGATGCCTTTCAGCCGTATGCCGGCGCTGGCCGTGGTGCCGCCCACTTCCGGGCACTCGTACCAGTTTTCGTGTGCAGGATTGCCGGACACATTCGCGCCAGGGGGGAATATTTGATAATCCACCTGTGACAAATCGTTCATCGGCGTCTGGCCGATCTTGACTTTGGTTGGGTCAATCTCGTAATCACCCACGCCCACGGCAAGCATCATTCGCAGCACTTGGGTTGTGCGGTCCTGGTACAAGCGGCGTGGCTGGTTGAGGTAGTCAGGGTATCGGATGTATTGGCCGAATATCTCCGGCACGCCGCTGCCAAGTCTGGCCTGGTTGGCCTTAGCGTCCGCAGGGTCGATGCTGGCGCCTTGAGTGCCTTGCCCTTGCTGGCCTGGAATGTCTGGAGTGATGTATTTTAGTGCAGCTTGTCCGGCTTTGAGGCCTAGGTAGATAAAAGGGTTGGCAAAAAACTGCACCACGTCGCCATGCGGCACAACTCGAAACTCGACGCTATCCCGCTGTTCAATTTTGCGGGCGCACCAGTCACCAGGCGGCACAATCACGCCATTGATAGAGCATGAAACGGGCTGATGTTTGCCGGGCTTATACTCCGGCGATTTACCTGCCAGCCATTCGCCAATCGTAAGGC